TACTCTATGAAATTCGGTTGAAATTTGAAAGCTCCTGCTGACTCCGGTGGACGTTGGGTAAATAGCAAATCTCCCATCACGAATCCTCTGAACGTGTCGGGTGTTGCTGCCTTTAGTACGGGAAACAGTTGGGTGTACATGTCAATAAGCTCGGCTCGGTCGCCCTTTCGTCTGCTCATGATAGCGGCCAACTGTTCAGGAGTGGAGGATAGTCCATCGTAGCTCTTGGCGGTGAACCCTGACTTATCGGTTAGCACGAAGTCGCCGTTTGGCTTTCTTCCCCATACTAACGCGATTCCGTCCCATTTAAGACTTACCGCGTCTGCTACGTTTTCCGCGGAGTGCGCTATGATACTCAATGCTTCCAAAATACCACGACAACCACGCTCGAACACCAGGTCTTCCAGATGTTCTATTCTCGATGCCTCAACCAGTGGCACCATGCCTTGGTTGACTATTCTATCGCGTAGTCTAGCCAGGAAGTTAGTGTCGGATTCGGATTCCATGAATGGAATCCCTCTGCTGGCAAATTTCTCGCGGGCATACTTCAACTTTTCATCGCGCTTTTTGTCGTCCTTGATAGCGTCAAGTATGGTCTCGACGCTGTTCAGATCTTGTTCCGTTGCTGCATCGCCTAGAAGTAGTTTGGCTATTGCGTCAATGTTCGTGTATGCTTTTTTCTTGGCTGGGTCAATCAGTCCAGCGTTCTGGTTGATTTTGTAGCCTAGACTTTTAGCAATTGAGGTGAGTAGTATTCTTCTTTCTACTCCGGTATACTCGCTTCCATCTGGCTCGGATAGAAAAAATTTGACAAATTCTGGCTTTTTGGTAAACCAGAAGTCGGTCTGAACGTATCCTAGATTTGGTTTGCCATTGATAGGGGTTCGCAGGTGAACTCCCATTGGACAGCTTGACACATATGACTTAGGTTTTAGCTTGTTGCTTTCTGCCCACCGTTTTAGATGTGCCTCGAAGTCATCCTTGTCCACTTTGTTGGAATCAACGACAAGAGTGATACACTCACTGGTGTCATTCTTTCCGGTTTCCCCTGCTATTTTGTTTTGCAGCGACATGCCAGCAAGAAGCTCCAACCATGCTATCGTGGTCTTGATATCCGTCTGTGCTATTCTGCCGGTCAGCGACTGGTCATCAGCGTTCTTGAAGTCATTCCGGCTCATCCTAGTTTAAATCCCATGAGTTTTAGTAGTTCATCAGCTCCTGGATTTCCCGTAGGTCTTGCCTTATTCGAACCTCCGCTCGCTTCAATCGTTTTGTCTCCAAGATTTCGCAATGCTGTGTTGGTAATACCTGCCTGAGATAAGTCTCGTATAAGATGCTCGGAATCAATGTCTTGATGAGTATTTTGCCTACGACCTGATCTTCTGTCAGGTATGTCTGCCATTTTTTGACTCATACTAGCTGCAGTAATCAACTCTGTGAATAACTTTTTTTCATTCGATTCATCTTCCTCCGATATGATATCCTCGTTGGCTTTGTGACGAATTAATGGCTGAGTTGCGCGGCCAGTGTCATCTTCGGAATCCTGTGCATATTTTTCACGAGCTGCGGCTGCCTGTGCTTTCTGCTTATCCAACTCTTGTTGGTATTGTTGCTTGCTTGCACGAATCTCTTCTGGAGTTGGTGGTGTTCTAGTCTGTCCCAATTTCAGCTGCTTTTGTGCCGGCTGATCTGCTGTGTTCGATGTATCATCTGTTGATTTTGACGATGGAGGTTTATTAGTAACAGGAGCACTTAACTTATTTATGATCTTGGCAATATGATCGCCATTGTCCAGACTCTTTAATGGACGATTACCAAGAAAGTTTTTCTGAACAAAGGCGTACAGCTGATTGCGATACAAATTACTAGTATGGTTTAAGTAGTCTTTTTTATCTTCTGGATCGGTTATGCTCGCTGCGTAACGCCTAACGAATTCTTTCCATACATTATACGATTTATCGGCAATCTGCTGTATTTGCGCCTGTCGTTTGCTATCTTTGAAATTACCAAGAGAGCCTGCATCCCATGCGCCTTTTACACCGCTGGCAAAACTTTTGGCAGCAGAAGCCATAGAACCTAGACTTGCTTCGTCTACTATGTCTTCATTTATCCGACTCTTTTTTGCTTGACTTACTTCGTATATTTTCATTTGTTTTTCTCACTGATCTGGTGAACTTACTGGGATCCTTGAGTTTTATGGAATTCAACAACTTCCTAGTCAAATTCTCAGATTGTTCCTCAGTGTAAGTCTCTTCAATTTGTTCGATCAATCGTATCGCACTGGCAATAATATTCGAGGCCCTACTTTCAATTAGATGTTTGCGATCTCTCTCGATATAAAGAGAGTCTAGTTCCTCTAATATTGATCTGGTTTTCTTGTGCATAGAGTTACCGATTGAGTATTCTGTATTTATCAGTTATGACTTGTTCTTGATAGACTTGAGCAGCTGGCCTAGCTTCGCGCTCTGAACTTCGGCAGTCACCCTATGTATCTCACCCGTGTCTTTGTCGACCAGGTCTTCGTTTATTTTACCAGGCGATTTTATGGTGTCCAGAATGTTTGGTTTCTTAATATACCCAGAACTCTGCTGTTGGTCTTCGCCTAGATCGATGATTCGCATGGTTTCGACATTGTAATCCAGATCGATTTTCTGTCCGACACCGGTACTTGAACGAGACTTCATACACTGAATTTGGTACCGTCCTTGTTCTTTCATCGCTCTAGACGTGAATATACCAAATACGTTATCGGCTGTGTTGATCTTACTGATACCACCTGATATGTGGCTATGGTCAAATTCTATTTCTTCAACCGCCGAGCGATTCAACTGGCTGGCTGTTATCATCAACACATTCAATTCTTTGGCAAGATTTCTCAGCTCTTCCGATACATATTTGTCCTTGATGAATAGATCATTTGGGTTTACTTTCGCAGTGACTGGCATGAGAAGATCAAGATAATCCACCATCACGAAGTCGACCTTTATTCCTGTCTTGATCTGAACTTCTTTTAGATAGCTCCTGATGTCATTGATGTTACTCTGTGCTGGCAATCCCTTGACTCGGTACTGGCCCATTTTCTTCGATGCCATCTTCACCCGCAAGCTGGCAGTATCGATGTCTTTTCGGATATCTTTGGTGCTCATTTGCGTGAGCATGGCATCGGTTCGAAGGCTGGTAAGTTCTTCACTAAGTTCGAGCGTGATATATACTCCGCTTAGGTTTTGCTGCTGTAACCAGTTTAGTGCTATGTTCATCATCACCAGCGATTTACCTGAACCTGAACCACCGGCAAAGATGTTCAACTCACCTCGACTAAAACCACCATACAGAATCTTGTCCAACTGAGGCCAACCAGAGGATACCTGACCACCTGAACTGAAATATCGGTTGATTCGTTCCGAGGGATTGTCGAAGTAATCTGTTCCCATGTCCTTGGTGAGCGATATTTGGACCGCTGATTTGATCAGGCTTTCAACAGGACCATAGTCACCCTTTTCCAAGAGATCAGCAGACTTCAAGATCGCTCGCTCAAGCTCTTGACGACGTGTAAATCTCTCGAATTCAGTGAGGGCCCAGTCGACATGACCCTCGTTCATTTCGTCCACCTGGAATAGTTTCACTCCGGTGGTGACTTCAATTTGCTTTAGCGTCGGTAGGGTGTGATGCTTGTCGCAGTGTTCCTTTATGAAAGCAGCGGCAGGTCGAATTTTTCGATCAAAGTTCTCCTCGTTGTAAATATTCTGCACACGGACGAATATCTCTGCGTCCGTCAACATCATTTCCAGAAATAGCTTCTGGATATCAATTCCGTATTCTTTGATCAAGTTTCATCCTCATAAGTTCGATTTTTATTTTACTGGTGTGAGCTGCTTCCATGATGGCAAGCAACGCACCAAGACGTCCGTATGTTCTGACAGCATCCGCAACGTCTTTGATACCATGATCCCACTGTGGAATACTCACCGCCCACCCCATTTCGATTGCGCGACTGATCATAGTTTGGCCTGAGATATCTTGATCAGGCACTACTATTATATCTCGTCTCAGTGAATTTATCAAGTTGGATTGTTCATCATTGACCGTGTTGTGCAACACCGCGAGGCCATTGATTGCAAGGGCGTCGAACACTCCTTCAACCACGATCGCTGATGTCCACTCCGGCATTTGCAAATCTGCGCCGAATACATATCCAGGTTGAATATCATGAATATATTTTCGTTTTTTGTTGTCCAAGTATCGAGAAGA